ATCTTAGGTTCTTTGATCCAAAATCCCTGCGCAGGCACCCACTTAAACTTAGGATGCAGTGACAATAACTCTTGGTTGTGCGTAAAGATAGTATCAAAAGCATCAAGATACTTCTGAGTGTCCATCTTCACAGAATCAACAATCTGTGGAGTAATATACTTTGATTCCAATAACCAAGCATACCTAGGACCTGGTTTTGGATCGATCCAGGCCCAGGGAAGGGTACTATCCACATAGAATGTACCCTCTCCACCATCCTTTACCCATTCAATATGCTTAGAGACTTTACCGTGAACAGAATATCCTTTGTTTCCGCCGGTAAGATGGGTAAAAGTATCTCCTACAAGATTAAGACGAAGCTTTGACATTGATTTGCTCACTAATCCATTCATATGTCTTGCGGATACCTTCCTCAAGAGTCTGAGAATAATCCCAACCCAACTTCTCACGGATGAGATCGTTGTTTGAATTGCGTCCACGGACACCAGTAGGTGCATCCAGTTTGTAGATCTTCTTCACTACCTTACCAGAGACCTTTGCAGCAGTCTCCACCAACTGGTTGATGGTTACCATCTCTTCAGAACCGATGTTGACTGGTCCTTGGAAATCACTATCCATCAGGCGACGAGTTGCTTCAATACACTCATCGATATAAAGGAAGGAGCGTGTCTGAAGACCGTCACCCCACACCTCAATACCACCACCAACTCCAGGCAGGTATGCTACTTTACGACAGATTGCTGCAGGTGCTTTCTCTCTTCCACCGTCCCAGGTTCCTTCTGGGCCGAAGATATTATGATATCGAGCCACCCGAACAGGGATCCCATGATTACGAGCATAAGCAAAATATAGTCTCTCAGAAAAGAGTTTTTCCCATCCGTATTCGGAGTCTGGGTCCGCTGGGTACGCTGATTCTTCACGGCAATCTGGGTTATCTGGATCTAATTGGTTGTGCTCGGGATACATGCACGCAGACCCAGAGTAGAAAATCTTAGTTTCGTTCTTACCTTTCTCCTCATTCATCTTACGCTGTGCTTCAAGCACATTCAGATTGATGGTGCAAGAGTTGTGCATGATCTCTGCATCATTCTCACCAGTAAATACAAATCCAGCTCCACCCATGTCGGCAGCGAACTGGTAAATCTCATCGAAGCATTGAATATAACGATGGGGAACCGAATGATAGAAGTTGCCACGGTCTCCCTTGTACTCAAGGACACGGCGGACGAAATCATAGTCTCGCAAGTCACCTTGGACAAACTCGTTTGCTTCTGTTTCAGAATACTCTGGACGTTTTAGATCAACACCACGAACCCAATACCCTTCAGATCGTAGACGCTTGACCATGTGCGAACCAATGAACCCACCAGCACCAAGCACAAGTGCTTTCTTAATGTAAGCAGTCATTAATAATAAAATGGTTTCTTCTTATGTATAATAACAAAAAAGGAGGTCGATGTCAACCTCCTAGTGATCTGAATTTTGCAGGCTCGCCACTTGTTCTTTAGAGAAACAAGAAACTCAGAGGGTTGACTCCACCAGTATTTTTAGAGACTCTCCATGTCTGAGGGGTTTCCCGACCAGTGCTGTTATAGACCATCCGTGTCTTCTTTGACGTAACAAGCAACGCCCTCAGGATCTAACCACTTTGCATAATCAAAGTCTTCAATAGCAAGAAGCAACTGATCACCATTATCAAAGAGATAGATGTCAGAATACTTCTTAGTATACTCGTTTGCTTTTTGCAAACGAAAATCAGGTTTACCATTCAGTTGAATGTAACCCTTCTGCACATATCGATAGGGAAATCTCTCGTGAATGACAGTAGTCTTAGTTGACTTGTTCTTTAGGTCGTTCATTTTTCAATGGTTGAAAGTTCTTGGTCAAGGGTATCAAGGAACATCTCATAGTCATCGTATGGATCACCAGAGAACTCTAGTCCTTTTTCAGAAAGATACTTACACACTTTTTTGTACAGTTTCGGATTCTGCATATCAAGTGCATACTTGCCATCACGGGTATCTTGGAGGATAGCCATGTGCTTCTTGAACTTTTCCGAGAGATTCATCGCTTTGCTTGTTTACCTATGTATTATAGCATATTTCAGGCGGTTTTTGGTTCAGCGAAGACAGTTTCGTAACTGTCTTTACCGATGTATCCACCTGCTATATCATATTTAAGCACCCAGTTTTCAGTGACCACATAGTATCCGACCACATCCTCACCATTGTCACGCCAGCCATAGCTGATGACTCTCTCATCAACTAAGTCATGCTTCTTATCTGTATGCAGATAATGATTGTACAACTGGTGCAGATTGATCATTAGCGAACCTCAAAGTTTAGTTTGCGGACTCGCCTCTTTCGGCGTTCCTCCTGGTATTTTAAGTCAGTTTCTGTCAGGAAACCAGTATTTTTTACTTTTTCTTTACCATTCAGCAATAAAACTAAGGACAAGTCCTCCGCAGTGATCTTGTCTTCAGTAACTGTCATCATGTTTGGACAGCCACAACATTGTGTTTTGGTGGGATGAGCAGTAATTTCTCTCCCACATCTCTTACATCTTACTGTAATCATTTATATTCAATTGAACCTATGCATGGGAGATACTGGGATCGAACCAGTGACATCTTCGGTGTAAACGAAGCGCTCTACCGCTGAGCTAATCTCCCGAGAGCGGGTGACGGGGATCGAACCCGTGATTCCAACTTGGAAGGATGGCGTGTTACCGCTACACCACACCCGCAAGGCGTCTCAGGTAGGACTCGAACCTACGACCGACTGCTTAGAAGGCAGTTGCTCTATCCAACTGAGCTACTGAGACGTAAGCCACATGTCGGACTTGAACCGACGACCTACGGTTTACAAAACCGTTGCTCTATCCAGCTGAGCTAAAGTGGCATACTAAGGGTCAGAGACCCCCAGCAGCAGCATCTGCCTTGAATTTCTCCAACCCTTCTCGGGTAAGAACATGATCATACATTTGATCAAATACCTTAGGAGGAATGGTACAAACATCAGCACCGACAGCAAACAAGCGTCCAACTTGTTGAACATCACGGATGGATGCAGCAAGGATCTGAGTAGATACCATGTGCTCACGATAGACGGAAGCAATGGCACGAACCAATTCTACACCAGAAAAGGAATTATCGTTGCAACGGCCAACAAAAGGTGACACATAAGTAGCACCTGCTTTAGCAGCAAGGATTGCCTGCGCAACAGAGAAGACCAGAGTCACATTGGTCTTCTGACCACGAGAATTCAGAATCTTACAGGCTTGCAAACCTGCAGGGGTGCAAGGAACTTTAACTGTGAGTGCCTTGTGTGCTCGATAGTCACCACCTTCCAAGACCATAGCATCAACATCATCACATGCTGAAGGATGAACTTCAATAGAAGCACTTTCTAACTCAGGACACCTTTCCATAATATTCATAACGCAGTCTCTTGCGTTATCATATCCCAACTTTGCAATCAAAGTAGGGTTGGTGGTCACACCATCAATCAATCCAGTTTTGTAACGGCGTTCAATGGCACGCTGCTCAGCAGTATCAAGAAATAATTTCATGGGTTGTAATTTTTAAAGATTTTCTTCCTGCTCTGTCAGGATAGTACAGTCAGACTTAGGATAAGCAACACAAGTGAGAACCCAACCCTCTTCGATTTGATCATCGTCAAGGAAAGATTGCTCCTCATTATCAACCTCACCCGCTACAAGTTTGCCAGCACAAGCAGAACAAGCACCAGCACGGCAAGAGGAAGGAAGGTCAACACCTGCTTCTTCTGCTGCATCAAGAATGTACTGATCTTCAGCACATTGGATAGTTGTCTCGGAGCCGTCGGGAGACTGGAGAATAACATTGAAAGTCATCAATTGATATCGGGTTCAGTATATATTATATCACATGAAGAGGACTTCATGATCTTTGTCAGTGTCCACTAACCACTCGTTAAACTCAGCATACAAATCGGTTGCTTCATGATACATCTCTTGATCAAGAAGCGTTTGGATTCTTGCCTTGGCCCAATCATAAGTGCCAGCAACTGTGAGTTCATAACTCAGGTCCATAATAGTCCTTGCGCATGTAGCGTCCGAGTATGTTGCTATTATAATACATCGGAGAGCCTGTGTCAAGAGACTCTTTCAGGACATCGTTGAGGAAGAGTTGCTTTGTCTCCTCATAGTTACAATGTCCCTTAGTCTTATGCAGGCTCAAGATCTCTCTGGTAAAGGAATCCTTACCAAAGAGTTTAATATCTGCCTTGAGTTCAGGACACGAACCATAGTATTTTTTCCAGTCGGATTCCTGCTTTACCTTCCTTTTCTTTCCAGGAGGTGTTCGGAATGACCAAAAATACTTTCTACCAATGTAGCGTCGTGTGTTTGACTTATTGGTAATGAGATAAACAAAGCCGTAGTAGTCCCCAATATCAGGGGAATCAAAAGTCTTACCATTATATAACCACGGATTGGGGTAACTATTCAGTGATTGAGTCGATGACATCTCTGATCAGCCCTTCATCACTTTCTGCATAAACAACTGCTGCCTCATCAAGGTCAGCGCAATGGCCGGTTTCAACCACATAGTTCATGAATAATTGTCTCTCTTCTGCGAACTTCAGAACGCTCTCAATGAACTCCTCAGGAGCACCTGTAAGGAACTCAATTGCCTCTTGATAGTCTTGTACCTGACCCTCAGAGATGAGGAAATCAGCGATCAGAGTGAAGTTGTCAGACTCATCTACAGTCTTTCTACGACCACCACTCATGGGTTCATCATGTTGCTTAGGTCCACTATCCTTTCCATACTTTTTCTTGGCGACAGCTCTCTTAGAACCATCAGCATTTCTGAAGTCTGAAGGATAGGTTGCTTCATCAACCTTTTTCTTCTCTAATTTATCAAGTGCTTTTTGATTTGCCTTGATTGCTTTGTCATATCCACCACCTGGTTTGCCAACACCACCATGCTTTCCGCCAGGTCTACCGAATGGATCTTTCTCTTCTTTGTAGTTGCTACGGGCTTTCTCATCACCCATCTTGGAGAAGCGCTCATTCTCCTTCTGACGGGAGATAGCAGAGACGATCTTAGAAGACTTGTCCATTGCAG